GGCCTTTGGGGGGATCAGGGAAAGTATCTTCGGGGTCAGCAACAAAAGCCATCTTGGCCAAAGCGGCAAGGCAACGTTTGCAGGTAACATTTTCTTTTTTTGTGATGCTGTTGGTGATGGTTGCTGTTACTGCACCACAAAAAGTACGGGTGTTGCTGATCGGGGCGTAGTGTAGGGGGCTCTGTGTCGTGGGTTTCATGGTGATTCTCCTCTCTAGGTGCTGCGAATGGTCGGCGGACCGACAGGGCCTAGGCCCCACTCTTAGACATGCACATCTCGTGCCAATTTGTATACGGAGCTTCACAGAACCCCCCGCAGAGTCCCCCACAGAGTCCCCCGCAGAACCTCGCGAAGTGCTACAGGCAACTGTCCCGGACGGGACAATAACCCCGAAGAAGGGTACCTAAACCCGCAAACGGGACTTTCTGGTCGTTAGAAGTGCTACACGAAAAGCCCGGAAGGACGGGCCTTCTCTCTGTCGTGGCTGTGGCGGTTTTCGCCGGGAATCGAACAGAAAAAAGTTGTCTTTTTCCCGGAAGGGTTGCTACAGTGCCACAACAACCCCGCAATCGAACTCCATCTTTACGGGGCCTGTCACCCGCTATCCATATGACGGACCTTTGACACGAAATGTCGGACCTTTGACACGAAATGTCAAACCCCCGTCATGTAGGTAAATACTCAATTGTAAGGGGTATTTTGTCAGTTGGATGTAAAGCTGATGACTGATATCGAGTACTATACCACCGAATAAGCAACCCCCTGCCCCTGCCCTAGGGGGGTTTAGGTATTTGATACTGGATATTTACCCCCACCCGATGGATATTTACCCCTACCCACTGGAAGGGAATATTAGAGCCGGGATTCGCGGGCTTTATATACATTGGAGAAAATACCTTGGAGGATTCAGGTATTTTGTCAGTAAGGAATAGGGTAAAAGTACACAGGCAATACAAAATCCTCGCACATCCGCCGAAAAATTTTCTCCACCCTTTGTCTTTTGGTTATCACCCGCCGAAAAATTTTCTCACCCATTTTTGACCTATTTTTGACCTATTTTTGACCTATTTTTGACCTATTTTTGACCTATTTTCCGCCCTTTTTGACCATATCCGTACACCCTTGGACGCATTTTCTTTTTTGTACGCCAATGTGGTTCGCTGGTAAGAAAAAGGTGGCCCTGTATACAGAATATATGGGTTCGCTGACAAGAAAAAGGTGGTCCTGCATACAGAATATGCGGGTTCGCTGACAAGAAAAAGATGACCCTGTATACAAAATATGTGGCAAGATAGGGATGACCCTGTATACAGAATATGTAGGACAAAAAGTATCAGTCAGGGAATATACAAGGGTCTCAAAAGGCACCAACGGTTGTAGCAGTAAAGGGGTTCCCCGGAAAAAAGAAACTCGTTTTGTTTTCTTTTTTCCGGAAAGAAGTGCTACAGCTACAAAAGAGAAAACCCCCGTCCCTACGGGGCTTGCTTTTTAGGTTCGTTGTATACAGTGCCACAGTGAAAATTTTTAGCATTTAGTCGGAGTAAAAAGAAATAAAGCTTTTTTAGTCAGACTAAATTTCCCATGTGGCACTGTGTAGCACCTCAATCGTGGTGGTGCTACAAAATTTTCATTTTGTAGGACTAATGAAAATTCTTGACAAGGGGTTTTGTTTGTGCTTTAATGAATAGTATGGAGGGTACAGTGAGAGGTCCCAAAAATCACAGTGATGAAACCAAGGCAAAAATTTCTGCTAAGGCCAAGGGAAGAGAACCATGGAACAAAGGAAAAAGTTTATCGCAAGAGATTAGGGTGAAGATTTCTGCCTCCCTGAATAAACCCGATAAATTAGAAAAAATCATCACCCGTACTAGGATGATGCAAGAAAGGCTCAAGGAGAAGGAAATGGAAATGTTCCTTGAATTGCAAAGACTCAAATCAGAGGGTGAGGACATAATTTCTGATACTTTGGTGGGGGTTTTGTGAAAATTACCCCTGCAACGAAGGCTACAACCAAATCCACATCCGCGAAAGTTCCTCTAGAACTGGAGGAACACTTGATTTTGTGTGACTGGCTCAACAAACATGGTGTGTTTTTTATACATATACCGAATGAGGGTCAACGTAGTGTAGGTCAGGCTGTGCTTTTGAAACGTATGGGTATGGTAAAAGGTGCCCCAGACTTCATTATACCGGGACCAGAAAATATAGCCATAGAATTAAAGCGTATAAAAATGGTGGGTAAGTCAGGCCGGTTAACCACACCCTCAAGAGTGAGCAAGGAGCAAAGTGAATGTCTGATGATATTGAACAGTCTGGGGTGGAAGACTCAGGTGTGCTTTGGTGCAGCGGAGGCGATTGGCTTCTTGATGAGACGATCGCTCCAGAAGAAAAAACTGAAAAGTATACCGACACTGATCCCAACAGCAAAACCTATGGTCAAAAACTAGTCAGGTATCTTAAGTTAAAGCCCTTAACACTCCGGGAAGAAGTATTTGTGCGGGAGTATGTTAAAGCTAATTTTGATAAGAAAAAAGTAGCACAGGTACTAGAAATCAAAGGGACTACTGTGCAGGGTTTCCTGCAACGGAAACCAGTACAGGCCGCGATCCGGAAAAAGGCCGTAGCCATTGCCCGCGCTGCCGATATGGACCAGAAGTGGGTCATGCAAAATTTGCGGGAAGTGGTGGAACGGTGTATGGATACGGATAAGATGGATGCCGGTAATGCCCTTCGTGGTCTGGAATTGATTGGTAAGACTATGGCCATGTTTGCCGACAAGACCATCAGCGAAATTAATAACAAGGTCACCATAAGAATCCAGAGTAATGTGGCCACCCCTATCATTGAGGGTCAGGTGATTGAGGGCCAGTTAGAGTAGTTGTGGTCAGCTGAGGGTAGAATTGTGGGCATACGGATCGGTAAATTAAAAAAGGCAGAACCGGGTTCTGCCAGAGATAAATCCAGTAAAAGGATGAAGGAAAAGTGGAAGGACCCCGCTTATCGGGAAGAAGTATCCAACAGGCAAAAGGCGAAATGGAAAGATCCCGCCTATCGGGCCAAGATCATGGCCTCCAAGGGGAATCCAGTGCCTACGCATCTTCTCCCCGCCCTTGCTGAACATTATGATGCTGAAATTGCCCGGATAAAGGCGAAGATCAAAACTTTATCCCAACTTGTCGCTGAGTTGGGGTATGTATCTTCCATGGTGAGAGAGGGTCACCAGCCTAGATTGCTAGACCGGGTATTACGTAGAGGCACCAACATAGCATACAGATACTCTGGTCAGGCGGTGAAAGATAAGGTCATTCCCGCCAAAGGGGTGAAGAAGGGCCTCAGGATAGTTACTGACGGGGTTGTGGGTGGGGCTTAATGAATTACCGATGGAGGCTTAATGAATTACCGATGGGGTTGTGGGTGGGGCTTAATGAATTACTGACGGGGTGAAGAAGGGCCTCAGAATAATTACTGACGGGGTTGTGGGTGGGACTTAATGAATTACCGATGGGGACTTAATGACTTATCGATGGAGGCTTAATGATTTATGATCTGACTTATAATTGTGGACCGGTAGCCAGAGACTTCCATGCCGATATTTCAAGCCGCGTAAAGCTCCTGATCGGTCCATTTGGGTGTCTGGATAAATACACTGAGTATTTGTCGAAACGTGGTTGGATTAGTTTCGATGAATGGCAGGATGGGGATATTGTTGCCGAATACAATATCGGTACCGACAAAATTGAGTGGCGAAAACCCAAAAATTATGTAAAATTACCATGTAAAGAATTTTTCCACCTATTTAATAGCCGCGTGGATCAGATGTTGTCCCCCGAACATACGGTGTTATATGATCTAAAAAACAAACCGGGTGATTGGAAAACCATCAAGGCATTTGATTTGTATCAAAGTCACCAAGAATTGAAGGGTGGTTTCGATGGTAGATTCCCGACCACTTTTGGTGCTGGTAATACTAATGGTATAAATTTAAGTGATGATGAGTTACGGTTGATGGTGGCCATTTCTGCCGATGGTTGTTTTGCAGTTGGGGCCGCCGAACGTAAGTGTATAATTACACTTAGAAAACAGAGAAAAATCGAAAGGTTACGGGGATTGTTGTCTAGGTGTGATATCAGATGGGACGAGTTTGTATCTCCTACAAGACCTGCAGAATTCAGGTTATGTTTTTTTGCCCCGGAAGAAAATAAGGATCTGTGGAAATATATAGAGGCAACCCCGGAACAACTAGTCATCATCCACGATGAATGGCCTCACTGGGACGGTTGTGTTGATAATTACGGCGGCAAAATATTCTCTACTACTGTTGCAACCAACGCGGATTTTATCCAGTACGTCTGTGCCACGCAAAACTGTAGGGCTACGATCAATAGAGTGAAATACACTAAACCCCATCAGACTAATTGGAAAGATGTCTACAGGTTATATGCGAACCAGAGAAATCAGATGACCACCATTAGAGGTTCTAAAATAAATATAAAACCCTCTGTGGATGGTTATAAGTATTGTTTCGAATCATCTACGGGGTTTTTTGTGGCCCGTAGAAACGGCAGGGTCTTTATTACCGGAAACACTGGAAAAACGTCTTCTAGTGCTTTCGACCTCATCGAAATGGCCAGTAAACGGGTCTTGCCTGTAATGGGTAAGCGGAGAAGTCGTTTTGCCGTGGTACGAAATACTTATCCGGAACTACGAGACACCACCATAAAATCATATTTTGACTGGTTCCCCACAAACATCTTCGGTAATTATAACCAAACTGATAAAATATATAAAATAAGTTATGAAGACCGGGAAATCGAGATTATTTTCAAGGCTTTGGACAATCCGAAGGATGTCCGTGACCTACTCTCACTGGAACTCACTGGTGCCCATGTTGATGAAGCACGAGAAATTCATGCAGATGTGGTTAAAGGTCTGCTTGGTCGTGTAGGCCGCTATCCGTCTATGAAATCCACACAGGGTAAAAACCCTTTCCTGTCCCCACCGCAGGTTATATTGTCCACAAACTATCCTAGTACTCAACACTGGTTATATAAGGATTTTGTTTCTAACCCCGTTGAGGGGTATACTATTTATGAACAGGGCCAAGAGGAGAATAAGCACAACCTTAGGCCGGGGTATTATGAGGATCTGGCCAAGGACTACGCTGATCGCCCCGATTTGCTTAAGACCCTTGTACAGGGCACTTGGGGTATTACTGTGGCGGGAAAGCCGGTCTACCCAGAGTTTAAACGTAGTCTGCACGTGTCCAAGGCCCCTTTGAAGCCGGTAGGACCTTGTGAAATTATCAGGGGGTGGGATAACACTGGCTTGAGTCCAGCTATTATCCTCACCTATGTGGGTCCCACCGGCCAGTGGAATCTTTTTAAAGAATTCACGTGGGAAGATGCTACGGGGATCATGGATGCTACAGAGGAGATGGTCGTCTGGTGCAACATGAACCTTCATGCTAAATGCACCTTTAAGGACATTGGGGACCCCGCAGGGTCGCAGGGTAGGGATTCTGTGAAAAAGACCCCGGCACAATATATACAGGAAAAGGCTAAAGAGTATGGTAAAACTATTAATATAATAAAAGGGATACAGACTTTCAAAGTGAGAAGGGAGTCTGTTGCCGAACGTCTGTCAAAACTCATCAATGGTGAACCTGCTTTGCTTATTGATCATTCCTGTACCATGACTATTGATGGCTTTGATGGGGGTTATGCCTACCCGGAGATTGGTAATAGCGGTGTTTTCCGTACCGAACCGGCCAAAAATGAATACTCACATATTCATGATGCTATCCAATACCCCGCTACAATTATGTTCAAGGCGAGACAAAATAAACCGGTAAAATCCGTTTCCGATATCATGGCCAGTAGAAATTTCCGGGGGGCTTGGTAAGATTCAGTAAGGTCATTCAACAGAAATACTTGACAGGGGGTTCTATTTGTGGTTTAGATGGTAGTAAGGATATAATTAATCGGAGTGACTCATGGCCAGAGCAACTGCTGCTGAACGGAAAATAATAGATACTGCCATGAAGCGGTTGAAAGACGCAGTTGCCGCCGATGACCACAATCGTAATGCCGCTATAGAGGACCTCAAGTTTCTTAATGGCGAACAATGGTCCCAAGAAGAAAAGAAACGCCGTTCCGATAAGGGCCGCCCCGCTCTTACCCTCAATTTTTTACCCAAATTCGTTGACCAAGTGGTTGGCGACATGCTTCATAATTCCCCCAGCATCAAGATCCGCCCAGAAAACAGCCAAGCCGATGTAGCCATTGCTAAGATCCGTCAGGGTATCATATCCTCGGTGGAATATCAGAGTAACGCTAAAGGTATATACAGTTATGCCGGTAAACAGATGGTTTCCTGTGGCTATGGGGCATGGCGCATCCTGACTCGCTACACTGAGGAAAATCCGTTTTTACAGGAAGCATATCTGGAGGGGATTCGCAACCCCTTTCTAGTATACATGGACCCCTCCAGCAAAGACCAGAATTATGCTGATGCCAAATGGGGGTTCCTGTTAGAGAAGGTGCCTAAGGATGAGTTCGAAGAGCGTTATCCGGATGGGATAGTCCCATCAGATGGCCTTAAAACTGGGCGCGGGTTAAGTAATGAACTCTGGTATGATGGTGATAATGTTACTGTGGCAGAGTATTTTTGTAAGGAAGAAGAAACCGTTATCATGTGCCAGTTGGAAGATGGCCGTGTGGTAACAGAAGAAGAATTTGACGAAATCAGGAAGGAATGGAAAGATAAACAGAAATCCGTTCTCAAAAAAATAGAAGTTGGCCCCAAAGGTGGACTTAATGTACCAATGGGACCTCCAGTAGGGGCTACCCCGGCTCCTCCCGTGGGTGGTGGTCCTCCCGCCCCCATGCCGGGTAGCCCCGCACCATTGCCCCCGGCCGGACCCCCGGCCATGGGAGTGCAAGGCGCTCCTGCGCCACAAATAATGCCGGGAGGAATACCCCAGGCACCCTCACCGGTCCCCGGCCCCGCTGGACCTAACCCCTTGGCCATGGAGTTGGAACAATTAGGGGTAGAGCCAAAGGTCGTCAAAAAACGGGACACCCAAAACACGGTGATAAGACACAGAATACTCACCTGTACCAATATATTGTCAGGGGGTAAGGACGGGCACAAATTCCCCGGTAAATACATTCCACTGATACTTCTTAAGGGGAAAGAGCTAAATATAGAGGGGAAAAATTACGTAACTAGTTTGGTACGTAACGGTAAAGACCCCCAAAAACTTATTAATTACTGGAACTCAGCAGCAGCAGAAACCATTGCTCTAGCCCCCAAAGCCCCTTGGCTCGGTACGGCCAAACAGTTCGAAGGGTTTGAGACTGATTATGCCTCAGCCAACGTTGAAAACTTCCCGATGTTGAAATACAATGTGGACCCGGAAGCAGCAGGACCGCCACAGAGACAGCCCCCCGGTCAACCCCCAGTTGCTATATTTGAACAGATCCGCAGAGGAGAGGAAAATCTCAAGTCGGTATTGGGCATGTTCAATGCGGATGTGGGTGGGAATATTTCCCAGCAGACGGGGGAAGCCGTTCGGGCCGCCCAACGCCCCGGCGATATTGGAACATTCGAATTCATGGAGAACTTTTCCCGTGCTGTTATGTACACTGGGCGGGTTCTGAATGAAATGATCCCAGAGGTGTACGACACCGAACGGGATGTTCGAATCCGCAATTTCGATGAGTCTGAATCGTTTATCCCAATCAATACTACGGTCGGTTCTGCCTTAAAGTCTGTAAATAAGTCTCCTGATAAATTTCAAGGGATTGACCCAGTTAAACTCAAGACCCTTTTTGCTAAAGAGGGCAAGGATACTAAATATAATGACATTACTGCCGGTAAATACAGTGTGGTTGTGACTACTGGCCCTAGCTACGCAACACAACGCCAAGAATCGGCTGCACACTTGCTTCAATTAACCCAGTCATTGCCACAACAGATGGCCATGGCTGCCGACCTTATCGTACAAAATATGGATTTCAAGGAAGCGGACGAACTCGCGGCTAGGCTACGGAAAATGCTTCCTCCGGGTATGGTTAAACCAAGGCCGGGTGAAGCTGCCACCCCACCCCCACCTAACCCCCAGTTACAGCTTGCCCAAGCCAAAATGCAACTGGAGCAGGGTAAACAACAGTTGCAAATGATGAAGATTGAACAGGAAAAGGTTAAACTGGAACACGAAAAGATAAAGATGCAACTGGAGATGATTAAGTTGCAAGCAGAAAGTGGTAATAGCAATGATAGATTTGGGGGTTCGAATCCTCAAGAGTCTCAGGAAAAAGCAGCAAGGCTTGCGATGGAGGCTGAAAGGCTAAGGCTTGAGCGGGAAAAATTTGAACACCAGAAAAGTCATGATTATGTCAAATTCGGCCATAACTCGGCTGTAGAAAAGATAAAGCTGGATAATGAACGCCGCAAAATAGATGGCGATATGGCCAATGACATGATGAAGAATGTAAAGCCGATCATAACCTCTTTTGAAGGCGGGGCGTGATGTTGTATGAGGCAAGATGTGAATGTGGTAAACTGTTGGGCAAAATAAAAGGGCACTATGAGATTAAATGTCCTCGCTGTAAACTGTTACAGGGGGGTTTGTTACCGAAACCGCAGACGGATAAAAAGTACGATCCTATAAAAGGAGTATGACGATGGGACATCCGATTCTAACCAAGAGTACAGTTGATGATACCACAATCAAGATGAGGGAAAGTGGTGAGTTATACGTTGACCCGACAGCTATCAGCACCGGTTCGGCCCTGTCTGGCACGTGGTCACTCAGTTCGTCCGGGTTGCTAACCACCGTCGATACTGCCACAGCAACAACATATAAACTCACTATTGCCAATGGGCTTCTGGCCCCGGTGGAGGTATAACATGAACAGGTTTATAATCGGGGTGTTGTTGTTTGCTGCAACCAGCGTTTTTGCCGCTAGTGGAGATAAACCTAACCAGATGAATCTTTCCTTTCGTAATGTTTCCAGTTCCACCAAACCCGCTGGTTGTGTGATCGGGGAACTAAAAAGGAATGATGCTTACATTTTTCTCTGTGCTTCCTCACACAAGTGGAGAAGGATTGACATAGGTGGTGAATTTTAATCCGGTAACTAAAATAAAAGGAGTATAGCGCCAATGAGCGATGAACAGGCCGTAATGACAGAATCGGCCCCTGTCAATGAGTTGGTAGTGGAAGCAAATGCCGTGAACACCACAGAATCGGCCCCTGCGACAGAAGATTCGCAACAAACGCCCGTTGCAAACCCCGAAGAAGTACAGGGTTCGGAACCCGACAAACGGACAAAGGAACTGATTGCCCAACGAAAGCGTAGGCAACAGGCCGAACAGGACGCTGCCTATTGGAAAGGGGTTGCAGAGGGCAGGGTAAAAACAGAAACCCCGACCGCCCCGGTAGTCCCGGTAGCCTCAACAGTGTTCACTCCACCCACATCCGACCAGTTTGAAACGTGGGAAGAGTTTGAACAGGCGCGTGATGCCTACGTCATTAACAGGGCAAAAACTGAATTCGTAAGGGAGATACAGGAACAGAGCCGCAGACAGGAGGCGGCAAAAACACAGGAAACCTTCCAGCAAAAGCTGGCCGCTGCTGAAACGGACGATCCAGATATTCGCGCTACCGTCAAATCCGTGGGTAGTATGGTCAGTCCCCTGATTGCGGAATTGGTTGTAGGTTCTGAAATGGGCATCGATTTGGTCAGGTATTTTGACCAAAATCCCAAGGAAGCAATGCGACTGTCACGACTGATGCCACTAGAAGCCGCAAAAGCAATGGGGATGATTGAAACGCAGATCAAGTTGAAACCCAAGCCAGAACCCGCAAAAAAGGTAAGTCAGGCCCCCGAACCGATTCCAACAATAGTTCCAGCGGGTTCCATAGCTGTGAATGAGGAAGATTTACCGATCGACCAGTATATTGCAAGACGAAATAAAGCCCAATTTGGGCGATAACTAAAAATAAGGAGTTCACCAAATGGCAACAAATACTATCCTTACCGATGCCGTAATTACCAAAGAGTCCCTCAGGGTTCTGCACAACACCCTTAGTTTTGTCAAGGGTGTCAACCGTGAGTACAGTTCCCAGTTCGGTAATACTGGGGCAAAAATCGGCCAGTCCATCAATGTTCGTAAACCAAATCGGTACACGGTACAGCAAGGCCCGGCTATTACCCCGCAGGGTACCACGGAATCCACCGTACCCTTGACCCTTGACCGCCAATGGGTTGTTCCGATGACGTTCTCGTCCAAGGAACTGACGCTGCATATCGATGAGTTCAGTAACCGCTATATCAAACCGGCGGTTGCGAAACTGGCCTCGACTATTGACCTCGACTGCGCCTCTGCCGCCGTCACCGGGTATTATTCCGATGGCATTGCTGCTTCTGGTGGGGCTGGTCCGGTATTCTGGCAGATCGGCACCCCGGGTACTACTCCGGGTACAGCTGGTGGTTCGGCCACAGGTCTGGCTCAATACAATGCCCCTTCCTGTTTTCTGAATGCTGGTCTGATCCTTGACAACTCGGCTGCCCCCCGTGATGGTGGCCGTACGTTCTGCCTTAACCCAGCAGCCAATGCTCAATCCATTGGTGCCCTCGCCGGTCTGTTCAATCCTCAGGGAGTTATCAGCGACCAATACAAGAATGGTCTGCTGGGGAACGCTCTGGGCTTTGACTTCGTTATGGACCAGAACATGCCGTCCCTGAGCATGGGTACCCGCGTTGCTTCCGGTGTTACTACTGTACAGGCCACATGGACCACGGCGGATGCAGGAACGATCAAGCTGACAGGTGGGGCAACCACCATTGCTGCTGGTGACACCTTCACTATAGGTACTCTTGCCGCCGGTTGTATTGCCGTTAACCCGGAGAATCAGCAGTCCACAGGGGTCCTTCAACAGTTCGTGGTCACGGAAGCCGTTACTCTGTCGGGTACCACCACCGTCAAGATCTTCCCGACCCCAAAAGTTGCCGCCGCTACTGTCGCGGATGCCAACATCACACGGGTACCCACGGCCTCTGACGTGATCGTTTTTACCGGTGCGGCATCCACCGTGTCACCTCAGAACTTGGCATTCCACAAAGATGCCTTTACCCTTGGAACCTGCGATATGGAGATTCCTCAGGGGGTTGCCTTTGGTGCCCGTGAGTCCCATGACGGGATTTCAATGCGCATCATCCGCGATTACGACATCATGAACGATTTCATGGTCTGCCGTATCGATGTCTTGGGTGGTTTTGGGTGTCTGCGCCCCGAACTGGCCGTGCGTCTGGCTGGTTAAATTTACAGAGAGGGGTGCGACTCTCCCTAATCAACGCACAAATTAACCAAGGGGTTATCTATGTCAACTATAACCATAGACGCATCAACTCCAAGTGCTGCGGTTAATTTTGCCGTTTTGAGGGCATTTTGTGAACGCATTCTCACCATGTCACGGTTGAACCAGATCAAACTGGGCAACGATGAATATCAATTGGTGTGGGAGATCGTCAATGCTGCTAGCGATGGCAAAACCGCCACCGGAACTACCACCCAAGCTGTACTCACATATTAAATAAAGGAGTAATTCCCATGGCTCTCATTGATTCCTCAAGTTCAACCACCCTGTATGCGGCCTTTCCGACATATCTGGTCGACAAGCCCTATTTGAAGGTTGCTGCCGCTGCATCCACAGTAGCCTCGTCCACTGACTTTGCTGCTGGCCACACTACTGCCTTGAATAACTGCATGGCAACTTTCATCGCTCTCGGTATCTGGGCAACATCGTAATTTCGGCGGGGAGTGGGGTAAACCCACTCCCCTGATTTCAATTTTTGGGAGAACTACATGATAGTCGAAACACGCAAGAAGGTAGCTTTCGTCACACTGTACATGGGAAGAAAGCCTACACCACCCTTTGTCCGCTCTTTGGAAGCATGCATTCCTGCTGTGGAAGCTGCTGGATGGGAACATTCGGTAGCTGTGGAGGAGAACTGTCCTTATATCTCTGCAGCCCGTGCCAAGGTCATCCGTAAAGCCGCCAATGCTGATGTTGATTTCATCGTATTTCTAGACTGGGACCTTGAATGGCAACCTGAGGATATGGTGAAATTGTTGGAAACTGAGGGTGACGTGGTTGCCGGGACGTATCGTAAACCCAATGTAGAGGAGATCTACATGGGGGTCTTGGCCACTGACAAAACCGGACAACTCATGGTCCGTTCCGATGGTTGTATAAAGGCTGAAAAGATTCCGGCGGGATTCTTGAAAGTATCCATGAATGCCGTGAATGCTTTTGCTAGACGCTACCCGGAGTTGTTGTTTGGCCCACCTCTTAGCCAACAGATTGATATGTTTAATCACGGGGTTATTGAGGGTGTGTGGTATGGTGAGGACTACGCATTTAGCAAACGGTGGATTGAAATGGGTGGGGAAATATGGATAATTCCTGACCTGAATCTTAATCACTGGAAAAATAATGCAACTGAGGTTTACAAGGGTAATTTCCACCAACATCTTATAAATTATAACAAGGAGAAACAGGATGAAGAAAACTAAATCTTTTGGTTCCAGTCCTTTGGCAATGGGTGATAATTACAAAGCAGAAATGAAAGCCGTGAAAGCCTCTAAACCCAAAAAGACTAAAGTGTCTGTGCCCAAAGTAAAAGCGATGGCTAAAATTACTAAACCCAAGAAAATGAAAATGGGATATTAATTATGAATGGTTATACTATCGTGAGGGACCCGATCACCGGGATATATAATCAAATTCCAGTTACTTCGGTAAAGGAACCAGTAAAGGAACCAGTAAAGGAACCAGTAAAGGAACCAGTAAAGGAACCAGTAAAGGAACCAGTAAAGGAACCAGTAAAGGAACCAGTAAAGGAACCAGTAAAGGAACCAGTAAAGGAACCTCCGGCAAAAAAAGAGGTTAAACATTCAACGGTTGTTCAAAAGGGTAAAAAATGATTATCCAAGTACAGGATGTGCTTAAGGATGCCTTAGCATTGTCTGGTGTAATAGCAATGGATGAAACCCCCACTACCAGTGAATACGCTGTTTTGTTGCGTGTTGCCAATGTGATGATCGATCGTTGGTCAACCCAGCGACTTTTATTGCGTTCAACTCATCCCACATCCTTTACCATCAACGCAGGGACCCCCACCTATACTATTGGCCCTTCTGGTGCCACAGTCACGGCGGCAAAACCCATCTCAGTAAGGTCCGCTTATATCAGGGATTCCAGTAATTTGGATACAACCTTAGACATCATTCCTGTTGAGACGTATAACAGTTTGTCTGATAAAACCGATTCTACTGGGCAACCGATGTATCTGGCATATGATCCCGGTGACGCTCAACAGACTACAAATATTGGTACTATCTCCGTTTACTATAATCCCGATAAATCCTATACCTTGTTTATGGAAGTGGATGCCTATCTTAACGAATTTGTTAACCTCACTGACACTGTTTCTTTTGAACCTGCATATTATGAGGCATTAATTTATAACATTGCAGTAAGGTCCTTCCGATTTTTCCGTGATGCTTCTGTACCAGTACCAATTGAAATTATTTCAATTGCCAACAATTCACTTAATAATCTTCGTACCATGAACTCTGTGCAGATAACAGCAGGAATGGATTTGCCGGGTAAAACGAGTACCTACAATATCTACACTGACGGGTATAATTAACCATGGTACAAACTATCGATGACATCTTTGGGGTAACAACCTCAGAACAGAAAGCACGTGAAGATGCCGCTACCGCAGAGATTTGGGGCTCCTTACATCCTACCCAGTCCACGGCTCAACCTACACCAGACCCTCGTGAGTCCTATAGTATGTTTCCCACTCTCAGCTCTCAGAGATCTAGAATCTATGATCTATTCGGCTATAGTGGGGACCAAGCTCTAGCACAAGCTAACAAAGATGCTTATGACACAGCCCTACTCTACCAGCAAATAGGGCCAGAAAAGTGGGATCAACTGTATAAAGCATACCTAAACACTGGTTATAAATCCGGTGGGACATTAGCACTTAACAATTTCAATGTTAAAGATGATCCTGTTGGGCGGTATATACTATCCCAGTTTGTTTCTACACCAACTGATTTCCGGTCAACACAAAATAGTGATCCATATAAAGGTTATATCAATCCTCAGTATGTGACTAAAGATGATGGAGTTGGACTAGCCAACACTATTATAGGAGGCATTGTAGGTACGGGGGCCACCATAATGACTGGTGGGGCCTTGGGTCCATTAGCGGCTGGTATTGTTGGTGGGGCGATGAGCGGTATATCTTCTGGGGGTAATCCGACTGCTGCTGGACTCGGTACTATAGGAGGATTTGTTGGAGGTGGTGGGTTAGGTGATTTGACAGCATCTGGAGCTAATGCTCTTGTTGATGCAGGGGTCAATGCCGCTGTTGCACCTATCATAAGTCAAGCGGCTACTGGGGCAGCTACTGGTTCTTTGTCCGCTGCCGCTAATGGTGGTGATATAGGTCAAGGGGCTCTGTATGGTGCCGCTGCTGGTGGCATCGGTGCTGGGGTGGCCCCCTTATCTAATTGGTCAACCAATGCGTTGATTAATGCCGGGATAAGTCCTGCTGTTGCCGAAACTTTGGCCCACGCCGCTGTACAAAGTGGGGCCAATACCACAATGGCCGGGATAACCGGGAATAATCTGGAACAAGCGGCAATATCCGGGGCTATTAAAGGCGGGGCTACTGGTATACAGCATGGTATAGACTACGGAACTTTAGCAGGGCAACCAATATCAATTAAAGATGCCATTAGTGCTGGGGCCAATGAAAACGATTTAAAGATCATGGGCTTCAATGATCATCAGATACAAGCAAACCTTAACCCCGATCTTTTTGATAAGTTGACTCCAACAATGGGTCAATTTGTTGGATCAGCCGTAGATGCCGGTGGACAAATAGCAGCAGGAATAAAGCCGTGGGAAAAGGCTTTAATCGATTTTGGGGTAACTAACACCACCCCTGCTTTCAATTATTTATTACAAGACCAAATGGGTACTAATTTAGATTTTGGTCGTATTGCCCCTCTAGTATATAATACTTTCGGCCCACAGTTTGGTGAAAACAGACAACAGGCAACAAACCAAACAATAATGAACAACGCACTAAAGAAAGCAACGCAGCAAAAAACCTCTACACTACCAAATAGACTGAATGCTCCGGTCACTAAAAATGACAAACTTGGGCCAATCCGCCCCTCATATATGTCTGATTCTGGTATACTTTCTGCATTACCGACACCTAAAGCATCAACTCCTACTATGGGTTTTAACAAATTACAAACGCTTTTTGGATAAAGGAGTACACCATGGCCAATGACTATTCGTTTGAATTACCAGATTATTCCGACCCCAATGATCCAATTTATACTGGTGAAGATTTTAATATGCTAGACTGGACCATGGATAATGCCGGTGATGTGACTGGGGGTGACCCAAATTTTTGGAGTAATATTACATCATCACTGGGGACTGCTTTTCCAAAGCTATTGGCCGGGGATACGGGGGCTACATCTAATTTAGGTAGTTTATTATCGGGGGCTGGTGGCACTCTCGCCTCGTTGTATGGTAGTCAGGCCCAGCAACAGGCAGCACAAAATGCTATTAATGCCCAGATGGCCCAGTTCGCCACCTCTCAGAAAAACCTTGCGCCGTGGCTCCAAGCCGGGACTAATGCCCTACAACAGATGTCCCAACCCGGATTTGCCGCAATGCCGTCCGTGGACGAATATAGACGCGCAATATCCACTGCCGGTACCCGATTGCCTACATATCAGGGAGTGAATGCACCCACACTACAGACCAATGCCAATCAACAGGGTTTGAATGTGGGGTATGGTCCAAATCTACAGACTAATGCGGGACAACAGGGTATAAATCTCGCGGGTTTTAACTATGACCCCAATTCCTTTTTTAGTAACCCCGCATATCAGGCACAAATGAAGGCCGGTACTCAGGCCATAGATGCATCCGCCGCCGCAAAAGGCAATTTTGGCTCAGGTAATCAGGCCGCCGCATTACAACAGTTGGGTATGCAGTTGGGGGCACAGTACCAGAATCAGGATTACAACCAACAGTTGGGGGCGTATGGTGCTAACCAACAGGCGCAACTTGCCTCCCTCGGTGCCAATAATCAGGCCAATGCAACCAATATGCAGTTATATAACCAATATATTCAGCAGGGTTACAGCAATCAGGTTGCGGCACAGATGGCCAATCAACAGGCTAACAATCAGGCTAATTTGCAGAACGCAACTTTCAGTAATGCTGCGAACCAACAGAACTGGCAGAACCAGACCAGCAACACGCAGACCCAATATGCGAACGATATTAACCGAGTCATGCAGCAATATGGTCTGGATGCTAATGCTGCAACTCAATTGTACAACGCCCAGATTGCCAATCAGAACCAGTTGTGGAACAGACAGAGTTCCCTTGCCGGGGTGGGTCAAACTACCGCCAACCAGTTGGGCACCTTGGGAGCGAATGCTGCGTCCAACTCAGGTGGATTTGGGGTTATGGGTGGTCAGGCCGCTGCACAGGGCGCACAGAACATAGCGTCTAACCTTGGCACAGCTGGCAATGCCTTAATACGTTCCCTGTAAGGAGGATATAAATAATGGCGTGGAATCTTGCAGGTGAACTAGCACAGGTGGATCAATCCCAGTTGCAAAATGCCTTACTACAACAGGTACTTGGCCAACGGCAACTGGAACAGCAACAAGCGCAACAGGGCCAGAATTGGCTAGTGAAACAAGGAAATGCACCTAGCGAACCTGTCATGGGTATGGTGGACAATCCAGAGGCCCCCTCTGCCAACTATCTGAAAATGATCGGTGGTCAGGGCCGATCTACCTTCCCTTTGCCACCACAGCAGATCCCCGGCCAAGTAGGGATGAGGCAGAAACAACTACCAGTTGGCAACTATGGGGAATATGCTGCCCAGCAGCAACTTGCCGAACAGCAGAGGGCCATCGCCGCCGCTCAGGAAAAACGGATACTGGATCAGGCTAGGGAGTTCGATGTCTGGTCAAAGCCTCTATGGGATAGCACCAAGAGTCTCTATGATGAGGACAGCAAGAGTGCTGTGGCTCAGGCCGAAGCCATTATTGGTGCCGCTGAAAGGTCTATGAACCCCATTCTCATGCAACGTGCTGCCGCCATGCGTGAGGCCGGGATCGAAAACCTCATTGGAAGATCCAAGGAGTTTGCACCTAGTTCTAATAAAATGGTTAAAGATTTTGTTATTGACAATAAAGGTACCGTAGAAAAACGGGCTTTAAAACCCGGCGGGGACCCATCAAACCCCAATGACTGGGTTGCCCTGTCAAGTGGTATGCGACCCAATGCCTCTAACAGTAGAGGGGAATTTCAGGCCCCCGCAGGAGTCGATGAGGCTGGGGACATGGTTTACTACAGCAGAAGGGGTGGTCCACAGTATAAGTATAGTACCAAGGGTGAAAAAGTGTCTCCGGTAGGAAAAGTATACCCCCGTTCTGCCGCCCTTGGTTTAGGTGAAACGGCAGAAGGGGATACCAGAACCCCGGCCACTAAGATAGCTGATACTAAAGCTGATATTAGTGTTGCCACCGACCTGACAAAAAGGGCTGAATTAACAAAAACTTTCATCAATAAGATTGATGAAAATATCGGTATTTTCAATCAGTTAAAACAACCCTATTATGCGGATTGGAACCGTTTGGCTAAATATCCCGCTGCAAAAATCGATACCCTGATGGGGTCAGGAACACGTGCCGCTATCCAACAGACCCTTAATAGTATATCACTAGAACTTGGTAAGTCTGAAACGGGGTCTTTGGGTATTGCTGGGGTGGGGGAAACCCAAGCGGCAATTCAACGTGCCTATCATGATGATACTATGCCGATAGGTGAGATAGAGAAGATTTTGACCAATGCCCACGATCTTGGTGTTGCTGCTGAGCGGGCCTTAGATAAGCAGCAGGAAGCCGTAAGAAAAAGGATGAACTCTCGCCGGGATCCCAAGGTATACAGAAAGCCTATGTCTAAACCGACCTTGGCTCAATGGTTATCAGCAGCAAGAAAGGCCAATCCCGGTGTTCCCGATGCAGAATTGGGGCGATACTACGATAAAAAATATGGGGGTCGGTAATGCCCATCGTTGATCCTTTCGACACTCAAAAAGGTATTGTTGATCCTTTCGACACCCCCCAAGGTAAACGATATTCCATTGAAGACGACCCCAACTGGCCATCCATCCCGGAAGACCCTAACACTAGGGTACAGACTACGGATACTCAGACCGGGAAAACGGTGACAGGGACCAAGGCTTTCAATCAATTTGTACCGCCAGAAACCCCTCTTAGTGCTGCCCCTCAACGGCCTAAACCCACCATCCCCCAGCAGATATTAAGGGGAGTAGAACTTTTTGGGGGTGGTGCCAATCGTAGTATTGCCGGATTAGCCGGTCTTCCTGTTGATGCTATTACTGGGGGGATCAACACCTTCATGGGTGGTATGAACGCCCTTACTGGGGCAGGAACCCAACCACCACATATCCAGAATCCCGTAGGTGGCTCCCAATGGATACAGGATAAGTTGTTGCCTAACCAACCAAGAAAACCGGCAAACTTTGTAGAAAACCTATTATATTCTGCTGGGGAAATGACCCCCACCCTGATGGCCCCGGGCGGGGCCATGACTAGGGGGCCACAGGCCATCAAGGCGGCAAAAGCATCAATCCCTTCCTTGATGGGTTCTGCTGGGGGTATGGCTATGGCTCGGACTCTCGCACCGGACAACTGGAAAGCGGAAATGGCTGGTGCCATATTGGGTGGTGTTGCCGGGGGGATACCTTCAACGGCGGCATTGCGTACCCCCAATGTCGACAATTTGATAAAGAGAAACCTTAATACGGCTATCCGCCCTACCGTGGCTGGGAAGAATGTTGCTTCGGATATTAGTAAGTATGAGGATAAGGGTATTGGGGTAGTTAAACAGATCGTTCAAGATGCCAGAGAAAGCAAAGTTCCAGTACCCCAAACTCTTGAGGAGTTTGCCTCCTCGATTGAAAACCTTAGGGGTAAGGTATTTAAAAAGTTTGATGCTCTCGCACAACAGGCAGGGGAGCAGGGGGCAACGGTTAGGTTAAAACCCATAATTTCTGAACTTGATGAAGTTATTACCAATCCAGTTGTCAAGGACCTTGCTCCTGATGTTGTTGCTTTTGCCAATGAACAGAAGCAAACATTTATTAATAGGGGTAATTATTCCACTCAACAGGCACAGGAAGCCATAGCCATACTTAATGCCCAATTGAAAGCCTATTATGAGGGTCGCGCTACTGGAATTTCAGAGATGAAGGCTAAAGCCATGGCCGGGGTGGCTACCAAATTACGTAATGCCCTTGATGACACGATAGAAAGATATGGTGGGGATAATTATCAGGAACTTAAGAATCAGTATGGTCAGTTAAAGGCTCTGGAAAAGGACGTAGTAAAACGCACTGTGGTGGATAAACGCAAGAATCCTCACGGGTTTTTTGATCTGTCTGACATGTTTAGTGCCAGTAAACTTGTCACGGGTCTGCTCCGGGCAGAACCCAGTACTGCTGCCGCTGGTGGGGCTATGTTGGCTGTTAAGCGGTTCCTTAAAATGGGTAATGACCCCAATAAAATCATTCAAAAGATGTTCCATAATGTAGATAAGTATATGCCTGAGGAACCGGTGTTTGCTGGCCCTGCCAAACGGGACCTCGGTTTTACTACAGGCCCCTATGAACCAGATATGGTAATCAACCCTAGGGGCATGACACCTAGAGGACCATTACGCAACCAGACACCCCCTGTCATAGATGGGGAGTATCGATCAGTGACTCCTTTAGGTGGGGGTCAAAGAGCGGGTCTTCTAGATAGTCCTCGTAACACAGGTCCTATCAATATGCCATGGAACCCCGTAAACCGTCCCGGCAGGACGGCAGATAGGCTCTCGACTATCCAACAACCACCTGTGGCCAATATTGATCTCAAGGCCATGGCCAAGAAGCTGTATGACATGGGGTTTCCACCCAGTGAAATACAGGATATGATCCAGCAGGAAATTGTACGCAGAAGGGGGCCAAGATAGTGCCAATCAATTTTTTGCGTGGCTTACCAGATGATCAATTGTTTGCCCTACAAAATGAATTTTTAAAATATCCTGAATCTGGTCCTCGACAGGGGAAGAAGGTTTGGGGTACTAAATCTCCCTTGGCTCTGTCGGCCCCTGTAGACACCCGAAGTATTGCTACCCCTAACAGTGTTACCGATGCTAACATAATCCAGCAATGGAAAAATGAACCCATGTCTCTGGCTGGAACTGGGGATGAGGGTATAGTACGCAATATTGTGAAATTGGGGGGGGCGTGGCAAGAAAATATACCTAAGGGTATGACCAACATGTTTTCAAGTATTCCGTCCTTGGTGGAACCTGTCACTGCCGCTGAGGGTATAGTGGATGCCATGTCCATGCTGGA